TGAAATATTGTCATCACCAAAACTAATCGCCACCAACCCACTTAAATTCTCAAAGCTTGCCTCAAACTCCTGCCTAAATGTCCTCCCATCTAATTGTGCTCTAGCCGCCTCAACTTCATCTTCTGGGACATTACCCCCCTCAATTGTTGTATAACACCACCTCTTCCACTCATCCGTAGGATCTTCCTTGCAATAACACCATAAATCATAAAACCAACTCGCTGTCCCATCAGGTGTACTAATAAATAACGCCCATCCCTGTTTATCAGCTAAAGCAGGTCTAATAACTTCAAACCATACCTCCGCATCCATAAATGCAGCCTCATCTAACACTACCCCCGATAAACTCCTCCCCCTCAATGCCATCGCATTTTCAGTCCCCTTCAACTCAATAGTCGACCCATTTATCAACTCCAGCCTCAAATCAGTCTCATTCTTACTCTCAATCCATACCTTCGGTACTAACTTCTTCAATGCCTTCCACGCAATATCCTTTGCCATCCTGTAAGTCGGCGCACAATAAAAAAATGTCTCCCCTGGCCGATCAATTGCCCCCTTCAATAACTCAATACAACTTAAATAACTCTTCCCAAATCTCCTCCCAGCAACTAACACCCTAAACCTTCTTTCATCATTGAACACCTGCCCCTGTGCCCACCTCAAATTAATATCTAACCCCGATTGTGCGGTTTTAACTGTCATAACCTATTATCCTATACATAGTCATTAGATTCGTAATCGTGGCAAAGCCTAAAGACCCTGACCAGATAATACTTAAAAGACAACAACAACTCTATCGCAGACAAACTGAAGGTCTACCTGCTAGAGCACTTGTCGTAGATCATGCCAAAATATACGGCATCTCCGAACGCTCCGCTTGGGATGATTGGAAACAAGTAAAAATTTGGAATGATGAAGATTGGTCCAAAGATAGAGAAAATATGATCTCTCGCATTCAAACAATGCGTCTTCGTGCCATAGACAAGGCAATGAAAAAAGGTCAACTCCAAACAGTTCAAACTCTCCTCGCAGACTTAGGCAAAGTTGTAGGCGAAGCTGAGGAAGTCATCAACATCAAAGCTCCTGAACTCTCCATTAAAGTAGAAAATAAAAAATCTTAATTCGCAGAATATATTTAGGTTCCCCCGAACTAGGTGAAAATTTAAGAAAAACGCAACTACTCCCCTACCTAGAAAAATAATTTACTAAAAAAATAATTGACCATGCGGCGGCCTCCTAGCAAGCGTAAGATTTTCTAGCGTATAAATTAATAAACTTCAGCAATTCAACGCTTAAGGAGTCTCTAGGCGTTAAATTAGCTAGGAATCAAAAGAATATAGGAGAAATCAGCCATATTAGCCAACTGCAGCCGAATGAACCGGGAAAAGACCACAAAAACAAAATTGTTAAGAATTATCAACAATAGATTTATTAATCTAATAGGACAGACTAAAATTAGAAATGAAGATAATTAATTTTTCTTCAAAACCAAAAACAAACCACAAAAAACAAATGGCACGATTTAACAAAATCAACCCACTTACAAAAAAGGTTTACAAACTCCAAGAGCTTCATGATTTATATGAAGCAAGTCAGAAAAAAGTTGAAGCATTTGAAGCAACAACAAGTCTTAAGTATTCTTGGAATACAATTTGCAAACAAGCTCAAGCATTAATTATTGCTAGAGCTAAAGCAGATACAAAGACAATCACAAAAGAAATTTCAAAAGAAGTTTCTAACTTCATTACAGCAAAGTCAGTTTATTCAAAACCAAGTTTTGAGATAACTGCTAAATAAAAAAACAAGTCTCAGGATTTTAAATCTTGAGACTTTTTTCTGTCCTAAATTTTAAAAAAAAATGTTTGTTAATGACGATTTATCCAAGCTCAGTCTCGTTCAATTGGTAGGAGAAATGAAAACTTTAAAAAATAATTTAGACGTTATTACAAAAAGATTTCAAGATGTCTCACACCAAATCTCCTACAAAATTGAGATATTAGAAAACCAATTAATTCAAGACGAATTAATTAATCAACCAATTACAGAATTAAAAAAATGAGCGAATTTATTTTTCTATTAGGAATAATAATATTAACTTATTATTTTCTTTTATTAATTAGAGCATATTAAAAAATGCTCTAATTTTTTATTCAATTATCTTTTTTAAAAAATGACACTAACAAAAAAAGAAGCTCTAAATCAATTTAGACAATTCTATAAAGTCAGTAAAACTGACTCAATAGCTAATAGAGAAGCTTTCCATAATTTTACAGATTCACTTTGTAAAGGTGGAGAAATTACACTTAAGCAATATGAGAATTGGAATAATCCTTTTTAATTATGAAAAATTTAAAAGATCTTTACCCAGAATTTACAGACTATGTTTTTTCATTTTATGGGAAAGGTGGTCTTTATGATATGGGAGCAACTAGGCAACAAATTATTAGAGCTACTTATGCAAGATTAAATAGCCTTGAGCATGTGAAACTTACATTTGATCAAGACACAGTTGATAGAGAAATAGTAAGAGATTTTCTAATTAAAAAATTTGAATTAGTTATGCCATAAAAACCCAAACAAAAAACCAAACCAATCAAACCAATTATGAAACTCCCAACGGATAACACTCCTACTTTTTACAATTCCAAAGAAAGTAGAATTGACACAGTATGTCTTTGTGATTCTTTTAAGCATTTAAAAGAAGATACAAAAGTTGCTTATGTTGAAGAAACTAAAAAAGAGTATCAGGAGAAATATCCTGAATTAGAGCTTATAAGCTTTAGTAAGGCGTTAGAACTAAGTCAAAAAGCAGATAGAAAGAAATATAAAGCGGGGATAGTTGAAGAGATTACAGAGAATAGATTTGATGAAATGTTAAACGTCTTGCCTCCTGATAATTGGATTAATTATTCAACGAATGAAAGTTTTAGAATTTGTGAGGATTTAACAGGTGAATTATCTAATTTTTATATTCGTGTATTTGATGGAGATTTCCCAAACCATAAAGAAAGATTTTTTACTGTGGTTATGCCTAAATTCACTAAACATAATCAATTAATTTCTATTGCAGCCAAACAGTATGAAATGGAGGTGAAGTGATGGAATTTAACCGCTTCGATATTGTAGAAGCCTATCATTTATGGCTTACGCATTACTACGATGGGATGTTTCATCCTAACTATATAAGAAGATGCAGAATAGAAGAAAACTTACAGTTTAAACCTAGTATGAGTCATAGTTATGACTCATTAACTGAAAATGGACAATATATATATGACCAATTAGAAGAGAAAAAATTTGTAAGTAGAGGCTACGAATAATGAAATTAAACCTAAGCAAAGAAGAGACTAAATCCTTATATGAAGGATTAGACCATTTGGTTTATTTAGAACCAATGGTAAAGAAAGGAGACAGAAAAAATCTATATAAGATTTTTGAAAAGGTAAGAAAAGAGGTTAAAGGAAAATGACTAATTTATTTAAAGCTAAACTCAAAAAAGATGATTTACCTGATTTTATACAAATCAGAAAAAAGGAAATAAAAGAAGAAAAAATAAAAGATAAAAATACAAAGGAATTAAGATCATATAGACAGCATGAAATACCAATAAAGATTAAACAAGAAATAGCTGATGAAATGGGCGTTACGATTAGAACAGCTCAAAGATTATATATAAAATATGACATATCAGAAATGCCTGAGAGTATAGAATCAATGGAATTAAAAAATAAGTTTGATAATACTCAAATAAAATTATTATGTAATGAGCAAGAATCTATTTTATATATAGATGATGATGAGAAAAGGATTGAAGCAATAGGGAAGTTGCAAAAGATAAGGAAAGACTTAGTAAGTTTTTAAAATGTCGTAACGACAAAACGACAGTAAAAGCTAGATGTTAATTCATCTAGTTTTTTTATGTCGTTTTATTGACAAGATTGACAAGCTCTAATCTAATGGATTAATATATTTATTAAGTCCATCAGGACTAAAAACCAACAATCAAACCAACAAAAAACCATGTCAGACATCAATGAAACCGCTTTAAACGATCAAGAAGAACAAGACGATATTTTCTATAAAGAATATCCTTACTATTGGCTAGTTAAAGCTTACAGAATCAATGTAGATGTTTATTTTCATTGGGAAGAATGGTCTGATAGTTTATCAGAATTATTAGAGAATATTAGATGTGCTCATAAGGATCAATTAAAAGTAAGAATTGAAAGATTCAAAAGAACTTTAAAAGATATCGATTAAACTAATTATCCCTTTACTAAAATGTCAGCAATGAAAAGAGAATTAGAAAACCTAATTCAAAAACAACTAAAAGAAAAAGCAGAAAATCGAGCAATTATCGAACATGCTTTTTTTAATAATGAAATAAGTGAAGAACATTTCAAATCAGAAATGAATGCACTTGAATTAGCAGAAAAAACTATCAAAGAACTAGGTCTATGAATGGCAAAATCAAGTATTCCATTATGAATGGCAAAGTATTGCGATTCAAATTAATGAATGGCATCCGTTACTGGTTGGATAAACCTAGTCTTGAATGGGAAAAATTCGAAGCTAACCCCAGCTACCAGAAGCGCAAATCTAAAAAAACAAACCTACAAACCAATTTATTTAAAGATCATGAAACTCAAAAGAACTAGAAGAGAACGTACTTGCCATGAATGCAAAAAAACGATCTTAAAAAATGATAGTTATGGGCAAAGATCTATAACTCTAGGATCAAAGAAAGATGGAATGACAGAATCATTTGATAGAGACAAAGAAGCTTTTGTAGTACATCAAATGAGAATTAAGGTCGATATATGTCAGGAGTGTGCAGCATGACTAAATTTGAAATTGGTAAAAAGTATTATCGAGAAATTCCAACTTATATAGCTTTCGATCTTGCAAAACAACTTGAAAAAGAAGGCAAGGAACCTTATCGATTATTCGTTAATTACGAGGTGATTAAAAGAACAAAGCAATTTGTTACTTTGAAAACTGGTTCTTATCCTAATCAAGAAATTATTAGAAAAAAAATAAAGGTTTATCAAGAGATAGAAACTTGTGAACTTGTTCGCTCTGACAGTATCTGTAAGGAGGTGGCGGCATGAATGAAGCACAGTATAGATTTGAATGTAGGAAATTAATCTTTGATGAAAATGTTTTACCTGAAAGGATAAACAACATTAAAGAATATATACCCTATAAATCAAATCATAGAGTTTTTAAAGAAGATGATTGGAATTTAGGAAGATGTATAAAATGTCCTGAATGCTCAAATATAAGTCTTATATATCACTTTGAATGGTCAGATAAAGAATGTCATGAATGTAGAAAAATGATTGAAAAGCAAAAATATTTAATAGAAGTAAAAAACTTTAAAACCTTTAACCAATTTTTTAATCATGAATGAAGAATTTAATCCTTTAAAGCCTGAACTACTAGAAAAGATGTGGGCTGTTTATTACCATATGTATAAAGGTAGGCAGAAGAAAAAAACATTTCTCAGTAATGCAACTGAATTAATTAAGTTAATGCAAACTGCTATTCCTGGAGAAGATCAAATTCCTGAAAAATATAAAAAAGATTCTATTAAATATGGATTCGATTTTGATATGTGGGGTCGTGGTGAAGCATTGCAATTCTGGTCTACTAAATATGACATTAAAGGAGAAAATATTAGTAAATATTTTTACTCTATAGATTCTGTAACTACTCTTTCTTGATCATGAATAAAAAACTAATCAAATTTGAATTTACTGAAAAAGAAGCAGCCTATCTGTATGAAGAGATTCATAGGATAGAGGGCTATGTAGGAATTTTGGGATTAGAGGATGAATGTGAGCCATGGATTATATGCAGAAAATTCTGTAAGCAGTACCGGAGGCAAATAGATGAATGCGAATTATTACAATCCTGATTTGACATATATATATCTACCATGTAGATTACATGTAGTTAATCACCCTATTGAATTGTAACTGACCTGTATTATGGAAACTCAAGCAGTCGATATATCCAAGAAACTCATCGATATATGCAAGTCTCATATGTCTGAATGGCACTCCCTCAAAGGGTTTGTGCATGACATGATTGCTCTTGGCATACAAACAAAATACAAAGACTTGACAACGTATGATACAATGAAAACCGACCGACAGAAAGAAAAAAACAAAGAAGAAAGGGAGGTTTTCTATACTAGTAAAGTAAATAATATAATAAATAAGGAAAAATCAAAAAAATGGATTTTTAAAGAAAATCACATCCCTAAATCACTTGAGTTTTGTAAAGATTTAATCGTTAAGTTCTGGGCAGTAAAAAAAGGATTTCATACAGAAGATGCTTTTAAACTTTTAATCGGCATTAAAGGGTTGGGTGGAATATATACAAATCATGGGCAGAGTGCCGTCTTAGATCAGCTAGAAGAGGGCATAGCCAAGAAATGGCAAAGTATTACCCTAAAGAACTACGAAGCCTTTGGAAGACCACAGAAAGCCGATAAGGAACCTGTAACAGGTCATCCTGCTCAAAGGCTTTGGAAGAATGGAGGGTTTGTTGAATGAAAAACACTAACGGAGCCTATGGAGGCAATGGTCAAGTTAAAGAAAGCGAAACTTGGACAGTTGAAAAGCTTGTTGATGAATGGAAAATCCATCAAACATTGTCTAGAAGAAAAAAAGCTTTCCTTCGAGCTAACTACAGAGAAGCAATAACAAACAAAGTTATTGATTTTAATCCTGACCTCTATCAATACCTCGGAGACAAATACAAAAAATAATGGAACCGTTATTTAGCAATCTTCGCTCAATCACTCTCAGGTTAAAGAAAGGATTACATACGCCTAATCCTGCTAACCCTAAAAAACCTATGTGGACTCTTGAGGATCTTGATGAGATTTCTGAAGGATCTAAACGCAACATTGAACTAGCCAATAAGCACCTTGATATTTTTCCGAGAGGTTATCAAGGTGTGAGGTTTAAAAACTTAGCTAGGGAAAATCCTCCTCCCGAAATCAAAGAATCTGTAGAGGTCGTTGACCCTAAAGATTTCCCAACCAACTAAAACCACTACTTAACAAAGGAGCTTATTTGATTATGGAAAGACAAGAGATCAGTTTGACCGACAATGAAATTATTTTAATTCGGCACCTTTTACACAAAGAGATTA